GTGCGAGAGCAAGCCAACAGGCTGCCGCATGGCCGAAGAAGTGAAGCCGGGCAGCGGCGCGCAGTAGAGGCCGAACGCCAGCTTAACCGGCGCTGAGCCGACAGGCGCAGCGTCCGAGTTGAAGCGGTAGTTAGGTTTCGAGCAACTACGGAGAAAATAATGGACGACTTTTATGGCAGCGTGTATTCGCAGGACAACCCTGAAGGCGATGCTCACGGGTGGATTCAGTGGAAGGGCACGGACGTTTGCATTGACCTTCACTGCAAGTGCGGGCACCACGGGCATTGCGACTGTGAATTCCTGTATTTCTTCCAATGCCCGGCCTGCGGCGCGAAATACGCACTTGGGCAAAACGTGAAGCTAATACCGCTTACCGATGAGCAGGCCAGGCACGTTGAGGAAAAGCACGTCGGATTCAAAACGTGTGAGCGCGATGACGAAACCTAACGTAAATTAGAGGGGCGGAAATGCCGAACATCAAATTGATTCAGTTGGGAATCATCATCGCCGCAGTAGTTGCGATCCTCGCCACGGTGTATCTCAAGGGCCGCCATGATGTGCAGTACTTGTGGGATGCTGAGCGAGCCTCTACCGCTGTGGTGATGGCCAAGACCATCGCCGACAACAAAGCCCGCGAGGCGCAATTGCGGGAAAGCGCAGCCACCGAACGAGATAAAATGCTGAGAGGTTTTCAAAATGTCGAATCCACGCTTAACCGCACTATCGTTGATTTGCGCGCTGGCAATCGCAAGCTGCGCGCGGAATACACCTGTCCCAACCCCGTGCCCGGCGCTGCCACCGATCCCGCCGGAATTGTTGCTCCCGATGGCGCCGGACCTGCTGCAAAACTTCTTGAACGATGTTCTCGAGCCATTGCCGACGGCGACAAAGCCATCATCCAACGGAACGCAGCCGTAGAAATCCTGAAGGCGGAGCGCCAACAAGCATCGCCCTGAACGCAGGGTATTTCCACACGAACCAACGAGGAATACCGACATGAGCAATTGTTTGAGAAAGTTGAAAAATGCGTTGGGCGCGATCCTGTTGTTGGGCGTCGCTCTGGGCGCCTGGGCAGTGACCATCACGCTCGATGGTGGCGTCAACGGCAGCGTGACATGCACGGCTACGAGCGACATAGCCGTCAGTGCAACCGGCGACGTAACCGCGAATGTTATTTCTGGGACAGATGGCTGCAATCTACACGGAACCCCCAGCGCGCCCACTGTTCAACCCGGCGGCGACCCGGGGTCTGGGGTTTGGATAAGTGGCAACAACTATGTCCACGACCGCGGGGGGCTGAGTGAACTCTTTGTGCCCCGGTGCGTGCCAAGTCAGTACACCAACTGCCGATATGCTGGCGGATCGTTCAGGTTCGACACCGTGAAGGCGGGCCAGGTGTGGTCGATGCGCATCCCGACCGCGAGTACCGGCTTTGCGGCGACGACCTACATGTTCGGGGTCCAGCGGGCCGAGACGGGCGAGACCCTGACGGGCTTCGATTATGCAATTTCCGCGACGGTTGGCGATTTCAATGTCACCAGCGCATGCAAGGGATCTGGCGCCGGGACGCTCAAGGTTTATGGCGTAGGTTATTACACCCCGAGCCAGTATTCGCCGAGCTGTCCGCTGACACCGGGTACCCGCTATTACCTCAATGTTCGCCCACAGACCGGTTCGGCCGGGGCGACCCAGTGCGGCTCCAGCGCCACCAATGCCTGCCGGTACCGCATCGTACTGCCGTCAGGTTTCCCCTATTCGCCATGAGACACATAACCGAAGCCGAAGAACTCGCGCTACAGGATGCTGGTCTAGACAGGCAGTCGCCGTTTATGATCCGGGGCGTGTCGCAAACACAGTTCAGCATTGCCAGGCATTACGGTGGGGTGAGCTTCAGCGGTCAGAACTACGCATACCTACCAGCGACAGACGAGCTGATCAGGGATGATGTGGCAAAGTGGCTGGCGAAGCACCGAAGGGCGGAAATAAAAAGCGCCGACATAGAGCCGGCGCAGTTGGGGTTGGGGTTGGGGTTTTAGTTTAGGTAGAGCTTCCGCATTCGATCCACCGATTCCCGGCTTTCCACCTTGCGCTTGGCGGATATGATCGAGTCTCTGTATCTTCCAACAGAAGGCCACGATATTCCGGTCTCTCGCGCGACCTGAGCGACGCTGAGTCCATCGACCAGCACTCTACGGGCTGCACTGCGTCCGCGCTCTGAAAGCCTGGTGAGTGCTGCCAATTGGTTGAATTCATCGTTGGTCATGCTTCAATCTCCTCCCCATCGCAAGAAACGGAACCCGATAACGGGTTTAGTTGAATCCAGTACATACTTCCGTTGTGGGCGAGATGTACATTCGCCTGCGTTTCAATTACCAGCAAGCGGGCATCCGCCAAGCAATCACTAAGCTCTGCCCCGCGAGTGCCGGTAACGGCGGTGTAGTTTATATTGATGTTTTTCATGTCAAACTCCTTCCAGATTGTTGAGCGCATCCGCTGCAATGCGGTGAAGTTCGGCCAGATCATCGCCGGACGCGATAACGCTAGCCAGCGCCTCGTTGTAATCCTGCTCCAGTCGTTCGGCGAACCGCGCGTCGAGGCGTTTTAGGTCGCGCAGCTCGCGGACCATTGATGCCCCCTGCCGGAGAAGGTGGGCGAGTTCGATGTTGTTCATGGTTTACCCCTATACAATTTCGTGTGCGGAGTATTTCGTGCCCAGGGGTCGGTAATCATCGGCAGCAATCTTTCCGCACTTTCTACACACCATGGCGGGTATCACTACCCGATGAAAATTATCATCGTCGTAGCCGCTTCCCCGCGTGGTGTTTCCGCAATGTTCACATTCGTAAACAGCGTAAAAGTCGCGGCGATTCTGGCTTTCAATAACTTTAATCTTCATTTTTATCTCCCAATGTTTCAGTAGAATTTGTAACCAGCGGCGAACACCGCCAGCAGGAGCCAACCACCGCCAACGATGGCGATGGCGTTGACGATCAGGGATGCGATGCGGCGGATCATGCCAGCGGTACGCAGTCATGATCATCGAACAAATACCCGCGTTCTATCAGGTTGCGATCCAGGCACAGGTCCCTGTATTGGCGATGCATTTCCTGCACCTCCGCAAATACCGGGTCGGAGAATCCGGTCGCTGGCATGTTGGCAATCGGGTCACCGAATCGCGCAATACCAACGCGCCGGCCAAGACCGCGCATATGCTCGTTTATGGCCGGGTAGTCCAGTTCGACATTGTTCCGCTTCAACATTCCGAGCGCGCCGCAGAGTTGGTCGTATGTGCTCATGTTCTTGCCCTCCTCGGGCTGTTGGTGTAGGTGAACTATTCCAGCAATTGCCTAGATAATCCACCAGTTTCGTATTTATTTTATGACCAGAAAAATAAATCCGGTCATTTATACTAATTGCTGGGTATATTCCGATATAAATCAGTATGTTCAGGTTTTATTCTGCTCGCTCTTGTTGCCGCGTCGATTCCTAAGCGCCAGCGGCGGGAACGATTGCGCTCCCCACTTTGGTCGATTTTCGGGTGATTTGGCGATTTGTGGGCACAAAAAAGCCCCGGTTAGGGGGCTGGTGGTGTGGCGTTGTGGTTAACTGTTCGCGCGGTATTCGATCTCCTCGGCGACCTCTTCTAACATGCTCGCCACCTCATTATTTCGCCCGGTCCAGAAGCGCACCTGGTCGCGCAGTGCCGACGCAATTTTCCTGGCGTTCTGCCCGGCGGGGAAGCGCCCCCATCCATCGGCGAAAAGAGGTAGTAATTGCCCGGCATGGAAGGCAATAATTGATCTGGCGTACTCGTAAGACATCATTGGGCGGTTTGCTGTCTCGTTCATTTTATCGCCCTCCTGGGGCTGGTGGTGTCCAGTAAATCTATGGCGCTCAGGATGATGTCGGCGTTTCGCAGCGCCTGGTAAGCTGCCTTTTTTCGCTCCTCCGCTCGATGGCGCAAACCGTCGTGGATTGACATGCCTTCCGGGATCAACAGCGTTATGGAACCTCTGTCGTGTTCGATGGTGGCGAATGTGGAGTCATGCGCGTGGTACTCGGTCAGGAATCTCATAGCTCGGCTCCTTCTGCCAGCAGCGCGCTTATACGTCCGGCACGGTGCATATAGTCAACCCAATCGCACCACGCGATTCGAACGTAGGTCGGCTGGTTATTCTGCCGTCCTCGCGAGCGGTAGACGGCAAAGTGTGGATGCTGGCGCCAGAACTCGGCGCGTAGTTTTCGGGTGCTGGTGATTCTCATGGTCATGTTCCTCAGGTGGTGCGCCGTCCCTGGCGCGGGTTGGTTAGTCGGCCAGCAGTGCCAGTGCGGCCCGCAGGTGATTGGCGATTTTGTCCGCCCACGCTGAATCGCGCGTCCAGCCGTCGCGTGGTGGCTCGTCGGAATTTGCGTCTCGGTACCGCTCGCAGTCGGCCGCGAGTCTGGCTATTGCCTGCATGTCTGTGTTGTGGTCGCTCATGGTGTGCCCTCCCCGGGCTGTTTGTTGGTGCGGGTGTAATGTCTCACGTCAAAACTAGATAATCAACCAGTTTCGCATCTGTTTGGCGACCAGCACACACAATCCGGTCACGGCACAACAAGGAATTTAGTGGTATAATTATCGTGTAACTCATTGATTGGGTTGGATAATGGACAAAACCATCAAGGTGGCACGGGTATCGGCGCGCTACACGTTGGGCGCGGTAGCGTGGTTGCTGTCTCTGGTATCTGTAGGGGCAGCGAAACTATCGGATCAGTGCCGACGATGGTCCGATCGGTTGCAGTAGACAGACACCAGCCGGGACGATTGTCGCGTGGTGTTAATAGACGTCCTACTCACCCGCCAAGTATGGGCACCACAATCAGGAATAGGCACCGGCCCAAAGGGAATGGGCACCACCTTATTCCCAACACAGACTCAACCCAACGCGCACAGTGCGGCTCAATCGGTGCGGTAGGTAGACTGGGGGAACAATTAACAAACAAAAGCGAATCAATCAAGGTAATCGGGAATCCACATGGCAATCCTACCGAATAGGGGAATAGATAACAGACAAATAGTTCCCCTATACAAACTGTAGATACCATCTGGCAAAGGGCATCACTTGAAGGAATAAGGATTATTGGATATAGTCGTATGAGTTATGCAAACCACAAAACAGTGTGGGCACAGTGGCTAAAGTGTAATTATTATGGCGAAATTCGAGAAAGGTCACAAGAAAATCCCCGGTTCCGGCCGGCAGAAGGGTCAGGCGCTCAAGGTTCACATGGACGTCCGTGAGGCTATAGCCAGGTTTGCCGAGGGGAACATCGACAAATTCGTCGGTTGGTTGCAGGAAGTCGAAGACCCCGCCCGAAGGTGTGAGATATTCCTAAAAACCATTGAATATCATATACCTAAGCTCACCCGGCAAGAGGTCAAGAACATCGGGCCCACGTTGGCGGACCTGCCAGACGAAGAGTTGGACCGTCTGGTGGAAGAATACCGCAGGCAAGAGGATGCACGCATTGCCAATATGCACTGATTCCCCACTTTTGCCTGAAAACGGGCCTTTTTTGGTACAAATTCCCCACTTTGTCTCAAGTCGCCAGCGGCGGGAACGAAGCCATCCCCCACTTTGGCATGAAAACGGCCATTTTTGATGAATCTGGACGCCCGGGCAGAGAAAATCCGCTATATCCAGATAGCTGAAGAGCGGCTGCGCAGACAGTCCCGGCGGAAAATCCTCAACTATTACCCTGACACCGGACGTTTGCGGCGGGAACTGTACGTCAAACACCTGGGATATTTCGAAGCTGGGGCAAGATACCGCGAGCGGCTGTTCCTATCTGCGAACCGGGTGGGCAAAACAGAGGGTGTCGGGCTGTACGAACTCACCCTACACCTCACTGGGCAATATCCGGACTGGTGGGTCGGCAGACGCTTCGATAGGGCGATTACCGCATGGGCCGCTGGGGATACGGGCAAGACTGTCAGAGAGATTCTGCAATCCAAATTGTTAGGTCCGCTGGAAAACATGGGCACCGGGCTGATCCCGGGGGATGCGATCGAGCGGGTAACCCGCAGTTCTGGGGTCGCCGATGCCGTGGACACGATATTCGTCAAACATACGTCCGGTGGGGTGTCGTCCTGTACCCTGAAGTCCTACGACCAGCGCAGAGAGTCGTTTCAGGGGACTGAACGTGACGTTATCCTGCTGGACGAGGAACCCCCGCTCGACGTGTACACCGAATGCCTATTACGAACGATGACCAACAACGGGATGCTGATGCTGACGTTCACCCCGTTGATGGGGGTCTCTGAGGTCGTCATGGCATTCCTGCCCGGCGGGAAGTTGGATGGCGATAACGAAGTCGCCCCCGGTAAGTACGTCTGCACCGCGACATGGGATGACGCGCCTCACCTGAGCGAAGAGGTCAAGAAAGAACTATGGGACGCAATTCCACCGTTCCAGCGGGATGCGAGGTCGAAAGGTGTCCCACAGCTGGGGTCCGGTGCGATCTATCCTGTCCCAGAGTCCGAATTTACGGTGGATGATTTCGAGATTCCCGGCCACTGGCGGAAAGCCTATGCCCTCGATGTTGGTTGGAACCGTACCGCGTGTCTGTGGGCTGCGCAGGACCCTGAAACCCGGACATGGTACTGCTACAGCGAACACTATCAGGGCAAGGTCGAGCCATCGGTGCACGCTGAGTCCGTCATGGCTAGGGGCACCCGTATCCCTGGGGTTATTGACCCGGCTGCTCGTGGTCGTGGTCAGAGTGACGGCACGCAGTTGATGCAGCAATACCTAGACCTAGGACTCGACCTAACCCCCGCCGATAACTCGCGGGAAGCGGGTATTAACGAGGTCTGGCAAGCGCTGGTGGGCGGTAGACTCAAGGTGTTCAAGAGCCTGACTAATTTCCTGTCTGAATTCAGACTGTACCGGCGGGACGATAAGGGGCAGATCGTCAAGGTAAACGATCACCTAATGGACTGCCTGCGTTATTTGATGATGTCGGGAATCCATGTTGCCGCTGCTGGTGCTCGGGATTTCCGGATTGAATGGTTGAAATTCTATCCACAGCACAACGTTTCCGGGGATAACGTCTACATTCTGGTGTCGCCCGCTGGCAGGAAGCGCAACCAGCCAGAGCAGACTGAAACCGGGGTGATGGTGATCGCCTTGAGTGAAGACGGTCGGTTCTACCTGCTGGATGCCTTCAGGGACAAGTTGAGCCTGGTCGAGCGCACTAAACTGGTATTCGCGCTGCACCGGAAATACAGACCGTTGACAGTGGTGTACGACGAGTACGGGTACGACTCTGACCGGCAACACCTTCGCGATGAGATGGACGGTCAGAAATACCACTTCGAGATAAAAGAGGCGAAAGACGGAAACGGGTCGCTGAAGATTGAGGACCGGATACGTCGGCTGACGTCCACGTTTGAACGCCGGTTGATGTGGTTGCCCGAGAAGCTGATAAAGGACAGGTCGGACGGCAAACAGGCGGACATGATCGACCTTCTTATCGAGCAAGAGTACCTGCTGTTTCCAACGGGTTCTAATAGGATTATGCTTGATTGCATGTCGCGCTTATTCGATATTGATCTATCGTGGCCCGCTGGTAAGTACGGCGAGCACGCTGCGGTAAACCCGTTTCCTGAGTGGGCGTATGACCTATGAACCGTAAGCCTCTCGGTGGTACTCAGGACTGGCGGGCGATGATGTACGCGCTTGATCCTAGTTTGAACGACCCAGAAGTGGCGTATCGGTTCGGGGATCGTGAGTTTAGGGAACAACCCAACACCGGGGCGTATGGTGTGACGATGATCTATACCGAGTCAGGATTCCCCCGGATCACAGAAGATGGCAACGCGAGGTTAAAAGAATGACCCTGGGCGTGAAGATTACAGAACTTCCTGCTGCTGGGACGATTATTGGAACAGAGCAGTTTGAGGTGGTCCAATCTGGGCAGAGCAAGCAGGTCACTGCGAACGGCTTGATGGGGCCTCACACGTCGGCCACTGGGACGGCGGTGCATGGACTGGGCACGATGTCCACCCAATCGGCGAATTCGGTGGCGATCACTGGTGGGACTATCACCGGAATCACCAATCTAGCGGTAACTGGCGGGACGATCACCGGTATCACTGATCTTGCGATAGCGGACGGTGGGACGGGCGCGAGCACGGCGTCGGGGGCAAGGACTGCGCTAGGTTCTACCGCGACGGGCGACGCATTGTTCACTGCGGCTACAGCGGCGGCTGCCAGGGGAACTCTGGGCTCTACCACTGTCGGGGATGCGGTGTTTATCGCGGCAAATGCGGCGGCTGCACAGACAGCGTTGGCGTTGGTCCCAGGGACGGACGTACAGGCATACGACGCGACCCTGACAAGCATCGCGTCGAAAGGCACCGCTGTTGATAAGACGCTGTATACCACCGGGATTGATACATGGGCCGAAACCCCGTTAACGGCTGCTGGCAGGGCACTGATTGATGATGCGGACGCAGCGGCACAACGAACAACGCTGGGACTTGTGATAGGCACAGATGTACAAGCCTATGACGCCACGCTGAATAGCATCGCATCGAGAGGCACTGCTGCCGACAAGATGCTGTACACCACCGGGATTGATACGTGGGCAGAGGCTGCGATTACGTCGGCTGGTAGGGCGCTGGTTGCAGGTGCCAATGCCGCCGCACAGCTCACTACGCTCGGGACCGAGTCGTTCAATGTGTTTGTCAGCACGGATCAGACGATCACGGTGTCCGGGGCGTTGACGCTGGCACACGGGTTGGGTGTGGCGCCGCGAGCGCTGCTCGTTATGCTCGTGTGCCAAACCGCTGAACTTAACTACTCAGTCGGCGATGTCGCAACTCTCTCCAATAATTACCCAGCTATGGTGCCGGATGCAACGAATGTTAACGTGCGCTACAACAGCACCGCGCCGGCCGTAGCCAATAAAACCACAGGGTTCAGCTCTGCGATCACCGCTGCAAACTGGAAAGCGCGCTTCTTGGCGATCAAATAAGGGGTTTGAAAATGGCAACTTCACGCACAGTACAACCGCTTGAGTCTCGGCATTACGTCGATGCGGATGGGAAATACTGGGGATCGGTCGGCGGGCTGCGGATCGTTGAGACTGAAACGCCAGAGCCCGTCGAGGCGCCGGTTGTCGATGGCGATGGAAAGCCCGTTCTGGGCAAGGACGGCACCCCGGTTGTGATCGCTGAACAGCCGGACCCCGTCGTGATTGAGCGCGAGGAATGGCCCGAAGTCCCGGCGGGTGCGGTTGAAGTCCCTGAACCCCCAGCGTCGCACCTCGAAACGTGGAACGGGAAAGCCTGGGTGCCGCCTGCGCCGGAAGTCGTGGCAGCGGATAAACGCGATCAGGCCCGGGAAAGGATCGCCGGAAACCCGGAATTCTCGGCGCTAATCGATGCGGTTGCTGCGCGGCTTGGGATCACTAGCGACGCGCTGCGGGCCGATGTTGCGGGCAGGATTCATGGTTGACGGCCGAGTTGTGCTGGTCGATGACTCATATGGGTCAACGGCATCGGCGACCGAATCGCCCCGCGTTGTGGTGGTTGATGATTCGTATGGCGCAACCGGCATGGCTACTGAGTCGGCCCGTGTAGTTGTTGTTTCGGATGAGTTATAATAATGCGGACTATTATGCCGCTCGGTAATAACCATGCTTGATACGACCACCACACTGAGCGAGGCGATGTTGATGCGTGACGTTCTCGCGGTGCTTGACAGACATTATCCGATGCACGTCTGGTCGGTCGATGTCAGCGGTGGGGTTGTCAGCGTCAAAGCACCAGGACTGAACGGGGTCATGGGTTTTGCCATACGTCAGGATAGGGTAACCCCGAAGAAGATCATGCTGGCTGGTGGTGAAATACTTGAGCGATTCCGGCAAAAGCGGGGCAAGGCAGATAGGGATCATTATCGAGCGATTCCGCGAACAATACGCGGCGACGCGGTAGCCTTATCATGATCGGGATTCAGGAAGTCAACGATACCCCCGAGATTGTCAAGGATACGGGGTCTGACTTCTGGATGCAGGTTGCCAAGGACGCCTATACCACGTCAACGACATGGTTTGACGCCAATGTTCGCTCAAGGATTGAGAAGAATGTGTCGATGTTTCAATCGAAGCATCCACAGGGAAGTAAGTACAATACAGAGGCGTACAAATACCGCTCACGGGTATTCCGTCCGAAGGTAAGGGCCAGCATTCGCAAGTCTGCTGCGGCTGGTGCGGTGGCGTTTTTTTCCACGTCCGATGTTGTTTCCATCACCCCAAACGATAATTCCGACGAACAAGCGGCCAGCGCGGCGATTAACCAAGCCATTCTCAACTACCGGCTGGACAAGTCAATCCCATGGTTTCGCATCCTGATTGGCGCACTCACTGACGCCAAGGTTCAGGGTATTGTTGTATCCAAACAGCAATGGATTTACCGGGAATCCAGCGGCAAGGTTGAGACAGACAGACCCGATATTGCCTTGATACCAGCTGAGAATTTCCGGTTCTCTGCTGCGGCGGATTGGTTGGACCCGATAAACACCAGCCCGTACCTGATTCAGTTGATTCCCATATCTGTCGGGGAAGTCAAGGAAAGGATGAAGTCGGGCGAATGGCGGGAACATACCGACAATGAAATCCTGTCGGCGACGCAAGAGGGAACGACATCAACCCGGGTCGTAAGACAGGACGGAAGGACGGACCCTGTTGACCAAAAGCACCACCTTCGAGACTTCGATACCGTGTGGGTCAGGGAATACATCGTCCGGCATGAAGGGTCCGACGTTGTGTTCTGGACGCTGGGGCACAACAGCCTATTGACTGAGCCGGTTCCGCTTAAAGAGGTTTACCACTTCGACAAACGACCCTTTGTGCTGGGGTCGATTGATATTGAGCCGCACAAAGCCTATCCCGCCGGTGCGCCTGAATTGGTTGATGGGCTGTCATCCCAAGCGAATGACATCGTCAATCAGCGGTTGGACAACGTAAAGCTGATCCTGAACAAGCGATATTTTGGGAAACGGGGACGAAACGTCGATTGGAACATGCTGCGCCGCAGTGTTCCCGGCGGGATTGTGATGATGGACGAATTTGATTCTGTCCAACCCGAACCGATGGACGATATTACCCAAACCGCGTACATGGAACAGGACCGAGTCAATGCAGATATTGACGAGCTTTTGGGCGCGTTTTCACCCAGTTCGGTGGCAAGCAATCGTCAATTGAACGAGACGGTTGGCGGAATGAACCTGCTGAGTTCGGCATCAAGTGCGCTGACCGAATACGAAATGATGGTGTTTGCCCAGACATGGGTTGAGCCTGTCTTACGGCAAATGCTTCTGCTGATACAGACCTACGAAAACGACCAGACCATTCTGGCGCTTGCCGGGAAAGAGGCCAATATTTATCAGAAGTTCGGCATAGCCGAGATAACCGACAAGCTGCTGATGGCCGAACTGACCTGTAGGGTAAATGTCGGGTTTGGGTCAACCAGCCCGCAAAGCAGGATTGAGAAGATCGCCATGGGGCTTCAGGCGATTGGGCAGTTCGCGCCTCAAGCGATGGCCATGATAGACCCGCAGGAAATGATAAAAGAGGTCTTTGGTGCTTTGGGTTATAAGGACGGCGGAAGATTCTTCAAACAGGATCAAGAGGCCGTTCCGCCGCAAATGCAGCAGCAAATTCAAGCCATGCAGGAAGAAATACAGCGGCTCAGGTCCGGTGTGGATGTCGCCAATATCCGTGCGCAAAGCCTGATTGAAGGGAAGCAGATTGATGCGGAAGCCAGGCTGCGAGCGGCTGAAATGACTCAGGCGGCTGCGTCCGAGCGCGAACACCTGAAGGGTGAGTACGCCATGGAACTTGCGCGGCTCAACGCTGAACTTGGAACCGTGGAAACCAACTTGAAGATGGCCGATTCCGACACCAAACGTGGTGAACTTCAGCTTCAAGCCAGTGCGCTACGGTTTGAAATCGCCCGCCAGACCCGCCAAATGGACGAGCGACTGGCTAATTTGTCGCAAAACATCAACAGAGACAACAAGGTTGGCGTCATGACCAGGGGTGATTATGGGGAAGTGCCGTTTGCAAAGGGTTAATATAACTTTTCGTCATGGTTGTTGAAGTTTTAATTCCGATAGTGTAGGGTTATCAATGAATGAGAGTTATGACCAGAATCAAAACAGCACGGATGACGCACTTTTAGCAGACGCACGGATGGGGCTGAGGATCGAAGAGTTCTTGGCGTCCGATGTGGGGCGTTATCTGGTGGACAGGGGTGAGGCGGAAGAGGCGGCTGGGGTTGAGGACTTGTTGGCCGCTGAGGATGGATCAAAAGAGAGTCTGGCAGCGCGGCAACGGGTTGGCGTGGCGAAGTTGTTCAAGACGTGGTTAATAGAAGGTGTTGAAGCGGGCATTGCGGCCACGTTGAACCTTAGATTGATGGAGAATTTCGACGATGAGTGATGATGAAATCGTTCTTGAAGCTGAACTTCATGAAGCGGATCAAGAAGGCCATGATGATCAGCAGAAAGGCAATGACACCACACATGAGCCGGTAGAGCGCGTTCTTTCACCAAGAGAGCAGCTTATCAAGGACATGGCGGATCGTCGGCGGGAAGCGACGATGGGGGCCGCTGACGAGCCTACCAGTAACCGGCGGGAAGAAGAACCGCCTGAAACAAACAAAACCATGACCCTGAAGATTGATGGCGAAGAGCGTGAAATGCCGCTTTCCGAAATCATCGACCACGGGGTTCGGTCGCTACAGAAAGAAATTGCAGCGGATGCCCGATTGCGGGAAGCCGTGGAAATGCGCCGTTCAGCGGAAGCGCGGGCGGCAGAAGTTCAGGCGCTGGCCAATGAGCTGATGGCGCAAAAAGAGCGAGAACGCGGAGAGGCGCTATCCCATGCGGACGCTGCCAATCTGAAAGAAGCGGCCAAAGAGGTCTACAACAAAGTCCTGTTTGGCGATGAAGACGAAGCAGTAGAAGCACTGGCAAGCATGATGGGGCGTGGCAACACCACCCTTGATGGTCAGGCACTGCTGAACAGGGCGCAAGAAATTGCACGCGCCGAAGTGTCAAAGGCAGAGAAGATTCGTTCCGATGCCATGGCTGAAATCGCGCATGAGCGTGCTGTATCCAGATTCAAGGACCAGTACAAAGAGATTGCCGAAGACCCCATGCTGTACCGACTTGCCGACGAAGAGACGCTGTTGGTTCTCAAAGAGCATCCCGAGTGGAATGCCGACAGAGACCTTGAAGCCATCCTTTCGGAAGCCGGTAAGCGTGTTCTGGACTGGCGCAATCGAACCATGGCGGTTGATAAGCGTGACATGAAGCGCAACTTGAAATCCATTTCCGGCACGTCTGGCCGAATGCCATCGGCGCCGGAACCACGACAAAAGACAAGCTCCGAGATAATCGCCGATCAACGGCGCGCTCGGGGTTTGGCAGTCTATTAAGGAGAAAGTGTTATGGCTGGACAACTCTGGTCTGTACAACTTGCAAGCATGACGGCGTACTCGTATGAGTTCAGCGACATGCTGCGCATGGCCATTCAACCGCGTGTTCGATTTCGCCAATTTTGCGATGCGAAAGACGCATCCACCGCCGGGCTTCATGCCGGTGACAAGTATTACTGGGAACGGTACGGCGACGTTGATGCGTCAACGGACACCTACCTGGCTGAAAACGCCCCCATGCCCGAAGGTTCGTTTTCCTACAGTCAGGGAAGCCTGACGATTCGGGAATACGGTAAGGCGGTTTCCTATACTGGTCAGTACGACGATTCAAGCCGTACCCCGGTGACGGAGATTGTTCAAAAGAGCCTGAAGAACCACGCCGCGAAGGTGCTGGATCGTCAGGCAAAGGCGCAGTTTGATCTGACGAAGCTCTATGTTGCGCCTTCTGGCGGTACGTCAACCACCGCTCTGGACGTATCCACCACGGGGTCAACGGCGGTAACCAACAACGTCGCTTTGGGTGACACCCACGTCAAGTTGATTGCTGACCTTATGAAGGAGCGCAACATTCCGTCCTTCGATGGGACGAACTACTGCGCTGTTGGCCGTCCGGCGACGTTCCGAACCTTCAAGGACTCACTGGAAGCGAAGTTCGTCTATGTTCAGGACGGCTTTCAATCCATGCTGAACGGTGAGATCGGTCGCCATTACGATGGTGTTCGGTTCTTCGAGCAAACCAACATCGCGTCAGCGGCATGGACCAATGCGAAGTCCGATGAAGTGTTTTTCTTCGGTGAAGATACCGTGGCGGAAGCCCTGGTGATTCCGGAGGAGATTCGCGGCAAGCTGGCAACTGACTTCGGTCGCTCACGGGGTATCGCCTGGTACATGCTGGGTGGATACGGAATTGTCCATGACACTGCCGTCGAAAGCCGGATTGTCAAATGGTCCAGCGCAGCATAACGGAGAACTGACATGGCTTACGATCAAGGCAATGTGATTACCTACACCACGGGCGCTATCACCACGACCGCCGCTGCCGTCACTCTTCCCATTCGTGGGCCGAAGGGGAAGCAAGGCCGACTGGTGGATGTCATCGCCCGGTGTACCACCACCCATGTTTTGGGGTCTACACCGACCAAGCTTCAGATTGGCATTACTGGAACCTTGGAAAAGTTCGGTGCATTTCTTCCCCCGGCGATGACGGCCCCAGCTGGGTCTGCGTTGAGCGACAACCCCGGTGCTTCGACGTTCCCCGTAAACGTGAACATCGACGCTGACCAGTTGGTCCTGTTGACCACCGTGGCCAATGCAACCGGCTCACCGGCGGGTGTCATCACCTACGATGTTGTCATTAGCTGGTTCTGATACGAGGAAACCGACATGAAAGACATGAAGAACGGCATGAAGAAAGACGCCGGCACCACCCCGAGCACGGATCAACTTGGCTTGTACAAGCAAGAAAAGATCACGGACCCGCGTGGTGCTCAGGGCAATGATGGCCCTACCGGAAACCAGTATCCCGAACGGAACCCCGAGAAACTGGCGAAAGGCTTTACCATCAAGTGACAACCCGGGGCTTAACGGCCCCGGTTTCTTTCGGAGGATTTATGGAAACCGACGACCACTGCACGATGACAACCTATCCCACCGGCGGGACGCCAACTCGGTCGCGACAAGAGCGAACGCGAGAGGAATGGGCGAAAGACAACAAGCCGAACGAGAAAGCGCGTGAACTTGGGCTTGGTTTGTGCAAGCCGCTGAACCCGAACGATTACCCCATGTATAAAGGTGGATTCTGATGCTGGACGAGAAGCGACCTTACAACATGGTGTGGGGCGTTGGCGGTGCTCAAAAGTACATTCAGGATGGCATTGAATACTTGCCTGACAAGAAAACCGTCCTTGTTCACGAAGAACCCGCAATCGTTCATGATGCAGAGAATGAAAAGCCACACTGGCGCACACTCAAGGCGCAAGTAGAAGCAAAAGGCGGCGTGTGGACGGATTCGGAAGCGGCTATTAAGTTCCTGGGTGAATCCTAATGGCTACCTTCACGGCTGTCGTATCAAGATCGGCTTCTGCGAGCCTTACCGCGCAGAATACATTCACCTCATGGGTAGTATTGAGTGGGGCGTTCAGTCTATCGATCAGTGGTACCTGGGCCGGGACTGTGACAATCCAGAGGTCATTCGATGCTGGAACAACCTGGCTCGACGTGCAGAACTACACCGATAATTTCGAGGATACCGGGAATGAGCCGGCTGTTGGCGTCCTCTACAGAGTCGGATTCAAAACCGGGAACTACACCAGCGGCACCGCTAACGTGAGGATCGGCCAATGAAAGGCGGGGTGATGGAATCCCAACAGGGGTCTGGAGGAATCTCTTCATCTCAAGCTAGCGAGACTGTAGCTGGCATTGCGGAATTGGCGACGCAAGCCGAGACTGATGCCGAAACCGATGACGCTCGAATCGTCACGCCATTGAAGCTCAGTAAGATAAAACGCCGCATGACGACAAATTCGGTTATGATTGGAAATTTAACCCTAGCTACTAGCCGATCATCCAATGCCGAAACCATTTCTATAAAAACCATGGCTGGCACTGATCCTTCCTCAAGTGATCCTGTGTATCTAGCATTTGAGGATGGTGCTGGCGGATTCTCGGTGGTATCTATTACCAGCGCATTGTCATTGACTATCTCCAGTGGTTCGACACTAGGGGCAACCAGCGGGGAGCCTTTCCGGATCTGGGTTGTTTTGTTTAATGACGCTGGAACCTTTCGTCTTGGTGCTATCAAGTGCTACACCGGAACGGGGATCGTTGGTCTTGAGGACAATGGTGTGGCGTCAAGTACCGCAGAAGGAGGGGCTGGAGCAGCCGACAGTGCGGGTGTTTTCTACACCGAAACGGCTGTCACTTCGAAGCCCTATCGGATTATCGGGCGGCTGGACTACACGCTGACGACAGCAGGGACGTGGGACACCGCACCGACGATCAAGTTGTTCAGCCAAGGGAGCAAGCTCCCGGGGGATATTGTTAAGTTCACAATGACGGAAAACGGTACATTTGATGCGGGTGGTACGACAACTATTCCTGGAGACAACACCATTCCTCAAAATACTGAAGGTGTTGCGTTTACTGGCATGGACACCACGATAGCACCATCCGCCTCTGCAAATTTACTCCGTTGTGCACTAAATGTGAATTGGGGTAATTCTACTACTGATGGTGTAGTCGGCGCGCTATTCAGAGATGCTGGCGCTAACTGTGTAGCGTCCGGCTGCTGGATTGCTGAAAACACTGACCGCATTGGGCGGGCGGGTTTCTTGCATAAAGAACTGGCCTTAAGCACAACTTCCACCACGTTCAAACTTAGAATGGGTAGCGCGACCGCAGGTACGGTCCGATTAAACGCGATTAGTACCTCCGCCGGGCTTGGTGGAACTTTTGCTTCCACACTTCTCATTGAGGAGATCATGGTGTGACCATCGGTGTTTTACTTCTTAATTCCAGTTTGTTCCTTAGGTGTATTAAACTGATGAGGTTAATATAATGAAAGGCGGAATACTGGAATCTCAAGTTAGGGCTGGCCCTCTCAAATGACCCGCCTAAGTACGTCAATCCATTGTGATCCGCTCATCCCGGCTTCCGAGAAACATCACCTTTAAGAATTTTTAGGATGTCAATCGATGTCACTATTGACGATCTGCCAAACGGTATTGCGCGAAACCGGGATGCCGGATGATGGGCTTACCACGGTTACGGGGGCGGCCGGGTTCTACAAAATGCTGGTGGAAGCGGTCATTGAAGCCGACGTATTCATTCAGGGGTCGTCGGTTGACTGGCGCTTTCTTTGGAACACATGGACGCAGGTGTTGACGGTAGGGGCGAATAGCGGTCTGTACAACGAATACACACCGCCGACCACGGTCAGGGCTTTCATTTCAGATGACTATGCGACCCTGATCGGAACCAACCCGATACGGATATACGAATACGAATCGAATCGCACCTTGGCGAACTCAACGCTGTCAGGGACGCCTACCGCGATGATCCTTCTTCCCAACAAAAAGGTACGACTCACCCCCATTCCGACCGCTGCTTTGACTTTGACGGCAGAGTATTTCCGCACCCCCTTGAAGATGTCGGCGGATGCTGACGTTTCTCTGATCCCGGCGGAATTTGAGCGGGCCATTGTCACTTTGGCGAAGGCGAAGGTGAATGAATACAACGAATCGTGGGAAGGATTTAACCAAGCCATGCTCGAACACGCCGTTGAAATGACTAAATTGGAATCATCGCAATTGTTCGGCCATGCTCAACGCACGATGGGCGCGAACGCCGACAATTCTATCCGGGCAGAATAATGATCCGCCAAGCGCGGTCACGCACGCGCGGGATAGGGCAAAGCCATATCGCCTTCGGTGGCGGTCTTGATACGGTTACACCCCCGCTTGAACTGCGCCCCGGGCTTTGCCGTGTGGCCAATAACATCGAATGCGACCTCTATGGCGGGTATGTCACAACGGCAGGGTATGAAGCGTCAAATGGGAAACCGAAACCTTCGGCGGCTACTTATTCCATAATCAATATAACGCTAACCGGAAGCATATCCGTAGGGAATACCGTAACCGGGGTAACATCTGGCGCGACTGGTTATGTCATAGCCATAACTTCTGGTTATATTGCCGTCACCAAGATAACCGGGACGTTTGTTTCCGGGGAAGTGTTGAATGTCGCCGCAGCACCACAAGCCACCACGACATCGGCTGCGGTAGTAAGTGGCGCTTCGACCAACCTTCTGAACGCCCAATACAACAACCTTGCGGCGGATGTTTATCGGGCTGATATATCTGCTGTCCCCGGGTCAGGATCGGTCACGGGTGTTGTGCGATACAACGACGTAACCTATGCCTTTCGGAATAACGCTGGTGGCACGGCGACAGATATTTACAAATCATCCGCTGCTGGATGGGTGAATGTCCCTTTGTTCTATGAGCTTCCGTTTGAGCAGGGCGTTCTAATGCCGCCTGCGGAAGGCTCTCAGGTTTCTCAGGGTTCAGTAACAGCGACGGTCAAGCGCGTTGCATTGGAAAGTGGCGACTGGGCGCTTAACTCTGCAAAAGGACGGCTGATCGTCACCACACCTTCGGGTGGTAGTTTTGCGCAAGGATATATCACCGGTGATCCTTCGGTAACAGCGGCGAACGGAATCAATTGGACAACCCGCATAAGTGCAGCCGATAACATTTGGACATCTATAGCTTACGGCGCAGGACTGTTCGTTGCCGTAGCAGGTTCTGGAACTGGCAACAGGGTAATGACAAGTCCTGACGGCATTACTTGGAAGATCAGAACAAGTGCTGCCGATAATGAGTGGTACAGCGTCGCCTACGGAAACGGTATATTTGTCGTTGTTGCCAACCTCGGAGGATCCGGCAATAGGGTGATGACGAGCCCTGATGGTATCACGTGGACCACTAGGGCCAATGCTGTCGATAATCAGTGGCGGTCTGTCATCTACGGAAATGGGCTGTTTGTCGCAGTATCAACAAGCGGAACCGGAAACAGGGTGATGACCAGCCCTGACGGGATAACATGGACCTCTCGAACAAGTGCTGCTGATAATAACTGGCTATCTGTAACCTATGGTAATGGTTTGTTTGTTGCCGTAGCAGGAACTGGAACCGGCAACAGGGTAATGACGAGCCCCGATGGTATTACTTGGACCATCAGAACAAGCGCCGCAGACAATACTTGGGTGTCTGTCGTTTACGGTAATGGTTTATTTGTTTCCGTTGCTTTCGACGGCACTGGAAATAGGGTGATGACGAGCCCCGATGGTATTACTTGGACCATCAGAACAAGCGCTGCCGATAATCAGTGGCGGTCTGTCGTCTACGGCGCAGGACTGTTTGTTGCCGTAGCAGGTTCTGGAACTGGAAACAGGGTAATGACAAGTCCTGACGGGATAACCTGGACCATCCGAACAAGCGCTGCGGATAATAATTGGACATCTATAGCTTACGGGGGGGGATTATTCGTAGTCGTAGCAGCAAGCGGATCCGGAAACAGGGTGATGACCAGCCCTGCAATCGACAACACCATAGCACTTGCGACATCGACAGCAACAGCGATCACGCTAAACCCAAATGGTAACTACAAGTTCGTCACGACAAACTACACCGGAAGTACGACCACCAAGCGTGTCTATGGTGCCAATGGTGTAGATCGAGGATTTGAGTTTGACGGCACAGTTCTTGTTCCGATAAACACTGGAATGACGACAGACACCCCCAGTCATGTGTTTTCCCACAAGAACCACCTGTTCTTTTCCTTCGGCGGATCGGTGCAGCATTCAAGTCCCGGGTTTCCGTATCAGTGGAGCCCAATAACCGGGGCTGGTGAATTGGCCATGGGGGACGCTGTTACCGGGTTTATCGCTCAACCGGGGTCGCAAACAAGCGGCGCGTTGACGATCTTCACCCGAAACAGAACGGCTACTCTGTACGGTTCAAGCTCGGCAGACTGGAACCTGGTGACCTACCGTGAAGAATTGGGGGCAATATCCGGGACGATGCAGGATGTTGGACTCACGATATTCCTTGATGACCAAGGAATTACCAGCCTTCAAACCGTTCAGGAGTTTGGGAATTTCTCTCACGCCACACTGAGCAATCAGATAAAGACATTCTTTTCCGGAAAGTCTGCTATAACATCTTGTGTAGCAAGGAAAAAAAGCCAGTACAGGCTGTATTTTACGGACGGAACCGGAGTGTATGTCACGGTAGGCCCTGGAAAATACGGGGCGTCTGTTGTCGGGATGAGCACGGTTACCCTTCCGAATAAAGTGGTCTGCATCCATTCTAGTGAGGACAGCAACGGATCAGAGGTCATACTATTTGGGTCCGACAACGGATATGTCTACGAAATGGAAAAGGGAACGTCGTTTGACGGTGCCGCTATCGGATGGTCATTCAAGCTGGCGCGTGATGTTCTGAAGGCGCCAAGAGTAGAAAAGCGGTTTTCAACCGTCATGCTTGAGTGTTCGTCCGCAGGATATGCGCAGTTCAACGTGGATTATTCCTTGGGGGCAAATACCACCCTGATGCCTCAACCGTCACCAACATCATGCAGCATCGACCTTTCGCCCGGATCGAAGCGCGACGTTGAGGCGGTTATTCACTTGGTCGGTCAGGCAGAGAGCATTGCGCTTCAATTAAGCGGAAGCTCTGACTATTCGTATCCGGTGACGTTCTCTGGTGCTATCGTGAATTATGCCCAACGAAAACTCATGCGGTGATATAATCCACAGATATAGAGGTTTTTGAAAATGGCCAATAACGCACAATACGATCTGGCGGCCCCCAGTGGGTTCGGGCCTGCGCCCCCTGCGCCCAGTGGATTTGGCCCGGCCCCTCCGGCGCCCAGTGGATTTGGGCCTGCGCCACCCGCGCCAACCAGTTCAGGTCTGCTAACAACCAGCAACATCCCGTGGGGAAGTACAGTTCCAACAAATACGAACGCGCCATGGATGGATGCGCAACCATCCATGCCAGCCGCAAATACAGCCACTTCAAATACGGCCACTGCAAATACAGTCGGCACCTACGACAACCGGAAGTTTGGCTATGACCCCTCTCTAGGGTCGGTAAACCAGAATACCGATACCGTAGCGGGCCAGCTTCGCGGTCTGTTGAGTCAGGATTCACCGTTTATCACGCGGGCAAGGACATCGGCTGCGCAAGCTGCGAATGCGCGGGGGCTGTCAAATTCGTCAATGGCTGCCGGGGCAGGCGAAGCGGCGGCCATTGATGCTGCTACACCGATAGCGGCGGCTGACGCTGGAACATACTCTGCGCAACGATTGGCGAATCAAACAGCGACCAATACCGCAAATGAAGTCGGGGTTACAGAGGCCAACAAGGCGTATCTTCTGGATCGTTCCGGGAAGATAAACCAAGAGCTTGAGGCCCTGAAGGCTCGGAACATTTCTAGCTTGAGCGCACAAGAGGCGAATCAGCTTCAAACATTGACGGCGCAGAAAGGTGAGATCGACAGACAGCTTCAGGCTGCATCTGCGGAACAGCAGTCTACGTTGCAGTCCGAGCGATTCGCGCAGCAGAGCCAGCTTAACATTAACTCCGACGCAGCAGCGTATGTAAGGCAACAGCTACAGGGCGATCAAGCCGCACAGCTTGCAGACATTGAAGGCAGCAACAGGGTGCTACTTCAATCAAACGCAGGCGCAGCAAGTCTATATACGGGTACCATGGGAAGCATCGCTTCTATCATGGGCAATCCTGACCTGAAGCCAGATGACAAGAACAAGGCTGTCGGTGTGTATCAGGATTTGCTGCGGTCGGGACTCTCGGTGATAGGATCATCGGCGAATGTTGATTATGTCTCGCTGCTTAATTGGGGCGGCGGGGCACCATCCACCACAAGCACTACCAGTGGCGCGACGAGCAATAATGGAAAGATCAACTTGGCCAATGTAATTTCCAGGATGCAGCTATGAAAAATCGTCAAATGGGTTTGCTGGCGCAGCGAATAAAAGACGCTGGCCGATATGGTGACACCGAACTCGTCCACATGAACAAGGATGAGAAGGCGATGCTCGACCGCATGTCGCCACATGGTGAGGCCACGATCAACCCTGAAACCGGGCTTCCTGAATACTTCTCGCTTGGCAAAGTGTTCAAGGGCGCCAAGAAAGCGGTTAAGGGTGTCGTCAAGGGCGCGAAAGGAGTGGTAAGTGGCGCCCTGCATGGAAACATTGGCGACATTGCCATGTTGGTGGCTGGGGTATACACCGGCGGCGCTGCACTTGGCGCCTGGGGTGCTGGAACAACGTCTGCGTTTGGCGCAATGGGCGCTGGCGGGCAGGGGTTTTGGTCAACCGTTGGGTCGAATCTTTCAACAACGGCGAGTAACGCATTCAGCTACTTGTCCGGTTCAGGTACCGCTGGGTCGGTCACTGGCGCGGCGGCAGAATATGGGCCTACGATGGCAGAGCTTGGGGTGAGCCAGGGCGCAAAGTACAGCATCGGCGGAATGTTGAGCGGTGTGGGATCGGCCATTCAAGCGAATCCTGCTGCATTCAAGATAGCAGGAACCATCGGAGCGTCTATGCTGTCCGCAGACGCGCAGGCAGCGTCCGACAAGAACAGTCTCGAAATCGCCAAGAACAAAACCCGGTGGGACAACCAAGCTACTGCGGAAAACTACGCCGATTCAAACTACTTCGGCCAAGACATTGGGTTCAAGGCGCCGGATTATGCCAGGCAGCTTATGCGGCCAGATGGATCGCAAGTTTATGGGCGCAGCGGTCTTGTATCACGCCGCTTGAATGAGGCTTCCTGATGGACGTTAATCAAGATCAATCTCAAGCGATGAGGCAGGCTCAGTCACCTATTGCGCCACCGGCTGCCACGCCCGCTCCAGCGCCTGCTGCACCACCTGCTGCGCCAGATCAAGGGCAGCAACAGGGTCAGCCAGACCCAAAGGCAATGGAGGGCGTCCAGCGGCTTGGGATTGCTGCGTCAAAGATTATTTACGACAAGCAAACATCCAAGGCCCTGATCGACATGATGTCGAAAATCGACGATCCCCCAACAGCAGCGGCAACTGCTGGGCTGGTTGTCATGCGGAAGATGCAGGATTCCATTTCTGGTGTTAATCCGAAGGTCGTATTCGCGGTTGCGCCTGCGGTCGTTGTTTTCCTTCTTGAGCTTGGCGAAGCTGCCGGATTATGGGAAGGTGCAGGGACGGACGAGGTGAGCGCGGCTATCCAAAAGATTGGACAATTCGCCGATCAAGGGGATTCGGAAGAATCTGGCGAGGCGCAGCAAGGCCAGGCAGAAGAATCCGGTGAACCTGCTAACCAACAACCAGCCCCGCAAGGCGGTGGGTTGCTTTCTGGAGGAATGCAGTAATGGGACTCGGGCTGCTGGGGACGGCGATTGCCGGTGGGCTCAAAGGCGCCGGCGAGATTGCGGACGATGAACTCAAGAATCGAGCCGCTGCCTCGCTTGCGGCCCAGCGTGACGCGGCAGCTGCACAAAGGGAAGAACGGCTTAATGAGCTTAGAAAGGATCTGGCAAATAACCAGCTAGAGGCTCAGAAAGGGCAATGGGATGTTCAGAACAAAAAAACCGACGCCGAGCTGCGGCTTAGAGAACAAGCCAATCAAAACACGTCTGATTATCAAAAAGGGCTTCTTTCGCTTCGAGAGCGAGAGGTTGGAAAGCAGTCTGCACAAGAGCAGGAAATCAATTCACGAAGTGCGTGGGCCAAAGATATATCAACGACAACAGACCCGGCTGAACTGGAAAGACTGCAACGATATGGCAAAGCGCAAGGATGGCTTTCCGATAAATCAGACAGCAAGGATTTTACAGAAACCGTTGACCCTGTAACTGGTGCAAAAAGCCGTATTTACGGAAAACAACCACAGAAAGAAGTCCCCGTTCTTGGTGCCAAAGGAGATTTTGATCCAACTGCCACCGCTGTAAAAATGAAGATGGACTCTGACTTAGCAGAGGAGACAAAAAAATCCCAATTGTTGAGTGCTGGGGAAGAATCGGAGGCTGTAAAAAACCTAAGAAATACCGACCCACATCTTGCTGGAATGAACGAGAAAGAGGCTTCAAGTGCAGCGTTTAATCAAAGAGTGCGAGGACTGCTAAGCAAGGTTGGCAATGCTATAACCGGAAGGATTACAACCCCGGAAGGTGCTGCGGCATTGGTTGATTATCTTGGAAAACAAATCGAGACCATGCCTGAGGGCGTACCAGAGCGACTAGGACTTCAAACTCGCTATGAGAAAGCCATAAGTGACCCGCTGTATCAGCAATGGATTAAGCAGCAAACTTCCAGTCAGAAATAATGGATAATGGTCTATAGACCTTAGCCTCAATACTGGGGATAAAATGCCGTCAATCGAAGAATACCGCAATACCTTTCCTGAGCTTAAAGGTCTGGACGACGTTGATGTCATCCGCAAGGTGGCAAAGGCGTATGACGTTCCCATCGAGGCCGTTACCGCTCATATGGGGTATGAGCCGAAAGGCGGTGATTTCTGGCGTCAATTCAAGAACTCAGGCACACAAACCGAACAACTGCTCGCGGGTGCTGGTGCTGCGGCGGCTGCTACCGTTGAATCCGCATTTGGCCCCGGTGGGCTTGCAACCGCTGCGAAGAATGCTGCGCTCGAAAAGTACAAATCCATCGGTGAAGAACTACAGATAAACTCGAAAGCGAGCGATTCCGCCACCACCGCCTATGACATGGCGCGCAATGGCGACCCTGGTGCGCTGGTTGACTTTTTGCAAGGCGCGATTGGCATGGGTCTTGGCCAGATAGGCCAGTCGGTTTTGACAGCCGGCGCCGGTGGGTTGCTTGGCAAGGCCGCGCTTAAAGGAACCGTCGAGCGTGTCGCCGGTGAAATGATTGCCAAGGAAACCGCGAAACAGATGGCGACGGGGGAAGTTTCCAAGGATGTCGCTGAAAAGATCGCAGTGTCAAATGTTGCCAACAGGGTTGGTCAGAATCTTGCCATCACCGGGCAAGTGCTTCAGCAGGAAGGTGGTGAGATAGGTGGTGATTTAACCCAAAAAGCCACCGATGAAGGTCGTGTTCTAACCGGGGCAGAGGTGTTCAGGGCATTGGCCGCGACTGTTGCGGCGACGGGGCCTGAAGCTCTGACTGACCGAGTTGTATTGGATGCCTTATTTGGAAAGATGCCGTGGCTTAAATCGCTTCCAGAAGCGACCACGATAGGTGGAAAGGTTGGCCGTGCTGCGATTGCTGGCGGTGTCGGGGCCGGGATTGGTGGCGCTCAAGAGGTGGCGCAGACCTATACCGAGGAGCTTGGTAAGGGAAACCCGATTGACGAAAAGGCCCACAGGTCGGCAATTGATGCTGGTGTAATGGGTGCCATTGCAGGGGCCATGCCTGGTGCTGTTGGCGGGTATATCCACGGTCCCGACATTACTCGTGAGAACGATCAGAGCGCAACACAGGAAAACGCTGGGAAAAGCCCAAACCAAGTAACGGTCGAGCAGGTCAATCAACTGCGTGATGCCCGCTTGCGCCAACTCGACGAAGAAGAGCAAGGCGTAGAGGGCGGGCTATACAGGGAAGCGGATGGGTCAACGACACTCAGAGTCGGGAAGATGGGCCGACAACTCACCCCGCAGGAAATGGGTGAAAGGCTGTTTCTGACTCGAAACCCTAATCCGGCGATTGTTGCGAAGCGTTTTGGCCTGGTTCTCACCCCGGACTCAGCCGATATCGTTGCTTCTGATATTGCGAAAACCGAAATTCCAAGTGTATCCAGCGGCCAGAAGCCATTTGACGGGGTAGATGAAGTCGCGTCAGTGGCCGGCCAAGTGACAGCATTTGAGCAAGCCGCCAAGCAAACGCCCAGCGTTCCTATTCCGGAAGGCATACACCCAGAGCAACGGACACCATCATCTCAAACAATATCGCCCGTTGACGAACAGCTTAACCAAGAGACAGGGATTCCACCCATCCAACCGGCGGCGATTCAGCAAGCAGACAACGGGCTCGATGTGGGCGCCGACATATCCGATCAGCCCACTCAGGAGCAAGCGCAAATCCCCGTCGAAAAGACGGCGATGGAGATAGCTTTCGAGAAGGCGAGGAATAAAACTAATATCCCCGAACAAGCGGCCAGCGTGACGCCGGCAGAGACATCAACGCCTGCATTGGTAGATCAGCCAATCGCGCAGATTCCCGATCAATCCGGCCAGGTTGACTTGCAGAAATCAGAATCCCAGGCACAGCTGCCGACTCAAGAAATACCGCAAGAGGTCAAGGCCAGTGAAATTCCTGGTGTGAAGTCACGTCAGGCGCTTGAGCAAGACACCGGGAAACAGGCGACTACTGTCATTAACCTTGATGGCCTCAAGGCAATCAGCGATACCTACGGCCAAGAGGCTGCGACGAATGCGATCAAGGCGCTGACGGAATCCGCCAAGGCGGCGGGGCTTGATATTTACCATGTGGAAGGAAACAACTTCGCCGTACTTTCCGCGAATGCCATCAAGGCCAAGAGGGACGTGGCCGCCCTGAAGGCTCAGGCAGACCAGGTTCAGGTTGACCTTGGCGACCATGTTATGAATGGGATTCCTATCAGCCACGGGACTGCCAGATCGCTTCCTGACGCCATTGCCAAGTCTCAGCAAGAACAGGTAACGCCAAATATCACACAAAAGCCTATTCCTTCGGCCAGAGAGATGATGGACAAGGAAAATGAAGAGCCTGATACCGGGGTTCTTCCAAAGGGCCTAACCGATAGAAGGTTCTTGAAAGAGAGCTACAGATCGGCGGTTCAAGGTCTGGCGAACAGCCTTGTGCCCGGTGGCGGGATAGCGCATATCAAGGATGAGCACGACCGGATAATCGGCAGGACAAGCAGCGTTAATCCTATGTGGTTTCAAGACTTCAAAGAGGTATTCCCATCGGTTAAGGCTGTTGACAAAGCCGTCAAGAAGGCGCTTGAAGGGAAAACCCTCGGTAAGTCCGAGGCTAGAATTATCACTGGATTGATGAACGCATACGACTCTGAAATTGCAGACAACATTCAGGAGTACGGGAACCCAAACGATTACCGAGTAATGTACGAAGAAGAGCGCGATGCGATGGGCGATATAGGCTCAACGCCCGGTGAGTTCCTTATTGCAAAGCTCTACAACAAAGCTCTGGATTCAGGAATTCCTGAAAATGAAATTGTCTCGGTGATCGGAAGTCACCGCGATGACTACGCAGGCGCAATCACAGCACTTGAGGGCATGATAGATGAAGCAAAATCAGAAACAGAGAATCAATATCAAGAAAACACCAATGCCTACGCTAGACAGGATCAAGGAAGTGGCCAAGAAGCTGCGGGGGTACGAGAACAAGAAGCGTTTGCACTAACCAATGAAAAGGATGGCGCTACGCCACAAAAAGCAAAACCCGATAAATCCGAGGTTGAGGCCGAAAACCGTCGCAAGGCAGATAGCGAGGCAAAAGACTTCCGTCTTTCCGGATCGAATAGACCGGCTGACATTGCTATCGCCGGTGGGCAGCAAGACCTAATTGGAAAAGACACGGAGACAGTCAAAAAGACAGATCAAAAAGAAAATTCCTATTCGACAGGTTCGCAAGACCTATCGTTTTACTACACAGACGGCAAAATGGGAATGACGAGCAACGGGACGTTTACCGCCGACAAAAGCCGGTGGGTTGCGTTCTCTCGCAGCGAGGCAATGTCGTTTGAATCTCGCAACATAAAGCCAGCATACGCGACAAGACACGGCGTGTTTACTGGGGTTAATTCTGGGTCAAGACTAAAGGCGACAAGTAATGAGCGAAAACCCAACCCCGTACAGAACCGGGAAGGTGATTCACGTCCCGTTTCCAAAAAGGCGGCGCCAGTACAGGGACAATTTGACCTATTCTCCAAGCCGGGAGAGTCAAAGCGACAAGCCTATGCCGACCTGTATCACGTCATTGTCAAAGCCAAGCCAGTAGCGACAATCAGGTCAGCCGTTGACCATATATCTTCCCCGGAGGATTTGGGTCATTTGATGGCGTCTATCAGAAAAGACGCTCAAGAGGCTATGTACGCGGTTGTCACAGATAATGTTGGGAAAATTCTCAGGGTGTTCCGGCATACCAAGGGCCACAAAACATCCTCATCGGTTTCTCCTCTGATTATTGTTT